TCTGTCCTTCATCTACTTGGTTGTAAAAAGAATTTATATCAAGTAAATCATATTCATAAACATTTGGTGCAAACAAACTATAAGTAAATTCATACTCTTCAGCTTTTTCTGGATTTGCTCTAAACCATTCAACTTGTTCTTCTGTTGATGGTAAAGATACACCTAATGTTGTTGTGTTTCCTTGTACTAAATATGCAGCAGTATATATAGCGTCCCAATCTTCTGGTGTTTCTCCTATAAGTGAAGCAATAGTTTGATATGCTAAATATTCCTCGCCTGGCTCTACTTGATTTATTACTTGTCTGAATATTGCAGTTATAACTGTATTTGTAAAATAATCATCATCATATTTTCCAAACTCATAATCAGCAGGCATAAGTGATTCAAACACTTCTATTAGATTTTGTTTATCTAAAAAATCTTCTTGATTTGCTAATCTATCATTTAACTTTAATTTGTAAGCTGCCTCTGCTCTTGGTGATGATGGTGCAACACCTTTAGCCATAGATTCAAATACATTTATTCTTGATGCTAAATCAATAGCATCTTTTTCTAATAAAGCTCTGCCCTCATCTGTTCTAGGGTCATAAGGTAAATATCCTTTTAGCCAAGATACTGTAAGTATTTTTGTAGCATTTGCTACATCATTAGCCCAACCTTGTTCATCTAACTGACCTTTTGTTGCTGTATTGTATGCTTGTTGCATATATACAGGCAGCTGACCAACAGTAGCACCTTCTATACCAGGGTCACCTAATCCATAAGGAAATATGGTATCTTCAACTTTTTGTGTCCATTCAGAATCAGGCATAAACTTTTTTAATACTTTATATGCTAATTGAATTAAAGGACCTGGACCTGGTAATGGTGACTGTGTAAATAAGTTAGCACCTTGCACAGGTGATGCAAGTCTTAATTGTACATCTTCATCAAATCCTGTTAAATCTCTATCTTCTAATCCATAAACATACTCTGTTAAATCAGTTGGAGCAGTCACATAAAATTTTTCTCCTGACACTGGGTCTGTATAAAAGAAACCATTATTAGTTCCTCTTTCTGTTGCAAGTTGTATTTTTCTCAAACCTGCTGGATTTCTACCAAACAATTTTGGATAGTTTAATGCTATTTCTTTCCAAGGCTCTAAGAAAGGAAATACTAATCGTAGTGCCTCTGCTACATACCCTTTTTGATTTAAGTTATACAATAATCTATTGTGCATTTCCAAAGAGTAATATTTTGCTGCATCATTAATTTCATCAATAGTCAATCTCATATTTTCAGGTATTTGTTTTACAGCTTCTTCTAGCGAACCATATTTTTTAATAGCAGCATTTTTACCTGCAACATATAAATCTTTTACTGATTTTGGTACTTTGTTTTGTTTTATTAAATCATCAAAATGTTGAACAACTTTTATGTCACCAAATGGTAATTGTGAAGCCACACTTTGCCAATAGTATTGTGTAAATGTAGGTATTCTCTGTAATTCAGCATCTGGTAACTCACCTAATGTGTACCATAGAAATTCTGTTCCTTTGTTAATCTGTTCAAATATTTGATTTTTAAGTTGAGGATTAGCTATCCAATCTGGTGTAGATAAAACATTTGGTGCAGCAATATCATATTTGCTAGACAAAAATTTCTTTATTAAATTTTGGTTAGCTGGTGTCCATCTTGCAAAATCATCAAAAGTAATTACTTTACCTTCAAAATTTAATGTTCTGTTTGCAATTAATGTAAGTAAATCTTCATCACCCTTTGTCAAATCCATAATCCAATCTCTGTAATCATCTACATATTTGTTAGCATCTTCTAGCTTTGCAAATGGATTCATAGGGTTACCATCAAAATCTAACCTTGTATCATTCAATTCATTCCTAAGTTTTTTTAAAGAACCATTCCAAAAACTTTGTTTAGTAGCTGTCAAGTCACTTCCATCTAATATTTCTTTTGCTAAAGATTTTGCTAGGTCACTTTCTATTGGCCATCTTAAATTAAGTTGCCAAGAAGAAACATAGTACTCTTTTGGAATACTTCCTTTAATTACCCTGTTCCAAGTTTGTTGTGCATATTCTTTTGATGCTACTTTACCAAATACACTAGAAGGCCTATCTGCAACTATTCCTTGGACTATTTCATCATAAGCTCTTTTACTAGGTCTTATACCTTTTCTAAAATCATTTCCTAATATATCATTGTAATAATTTGCCCATACCCAAGTAGACATTGGAGATTCTATCCAGTTGTCTAAACCATCTAACCCCATTCTAAATTGACCTTCTCCAAACAAACGAACAGGCCAAGCTATTCTGGTAATTAACTGTGCTGCTGTCCATATTTTTTGTGCTGGCCACAATACATCATCAATAAAGTTTCTTGATGTTTCAGGTATAAAACTTACTAACATATCTACTTTTGGAACTACATTTTCTAATAAATTTTCTACAGGTAATTTTAATCTTGAACTTTCTGGCAAATCATCTATAAAATTTCTTGCAAGAGTTACTAATTTAGTATTACCTACATCTATATTTGTGTATTTCTCTACTGTTGATAATGCTCTTCTTATATCTAATGGCTTACCTAGAGACCATAGTTCATCAAAATGTTGTCCAATGTCAAAAGGTGTAGGTAAGTTTATTGGTGACCCATCTGGTCCAGGAATACTTCTCATACCTTGAAATACTTTTTCTATTGGTTGCAAACCACCACCTTCTGTTTTACCTAAACTTGCCCAGTAAGAACGAACATCATATTTGTTAGTTCCTGATATTTTTATTTTTCCTTGTAATTCATCAAAATAATCAGTTACCTTTGCAATAGTTTTATTTGAAAAGCCTTCTGATTTCATTAATACTTTTACTTGTTCTGGTAATTTTTCAAATAATATTTTT